CCGGCTTATTCCCCAGAGCGCGTATCATTTCCCTGGAGCCCGTTAAGCGAACCTACAAGCAGTTCCTGGCGAACATTTCAATCAATCACATCAACCCGCTTTCGATTACAACCTGGCCCATGGGTATCGGCGGATCAGCCCGTGACGAGCGGATTACCATCGACAACATCCACTCCGGGGGATCATCCGTCTACATGACGCCCTATGCCGCCAGCCACACCGAGACCATCCACCTGATAACCCTGGACGAGGTCTTTAAGCTGATGGCGATTACCCGCTGCAAGATCCTGAAGATCGACGTCGAGGGCATGGAGCACGAAACCCTGCTTCAGACCTCCGTCCTGCCGAAAGTCGATTACGTCGTCGGCGAGTTCCACATCAACAAGCGGTTGCAGGAGGCAGGCTACAGTGTCGAGAAATTAGCCAAACATGTACAATCCCAGACAAATCTGCTACACTATGAATCATGCTACATGTCGGAGTGAGAAATGGACCAGCCAGACCAGAAAGCCATCGAAGACAACACCCCCGTTGCCGGCCGGCGGATTCCCATCGACGTCCTGCACATCTCACCCATCGGCAACGGCAAATACAGGGTGAAGATCAAGCAGAACCAGGCGGACCTTGCGGACATGCACCATCAGGGCAGGGAATATACCGTCATCAGAAACCTGGGCCGCGGCCGTTACATCATGCGGCTTGCAGCTGCCAATAGTACCGAAATGATAATGAGCCCGAAACGAAAATTCACGGGAGACATACATGCAGATTGACAGACACCCGCGACCATAAATTACCGGCCTACAGCGTCGTCTATGACTATTCCGACGCTCCGACACTCAAGCAGTTTGCGCTGTCAAATGCGCGAATTCGCTTGATCATCGGCCCGTTCGGCTGTTTACGTGGGGACGTAAAAATCCTTACAGAACAAGGTCCTGTTCGTATCGCCGATATAATTCATCCAGTGCGCGTGTTAAGCTGGAATGAGAAAAATCAGAAATTCCAGCTTTCTCAAGCCAGTAGTGCGTTCCCAAAAGGTAAGGACTGTCTATACCGAGTTTCAACGCTGCACGGAGAATTTGTAGCAAAAGATAGTCACCGGATTTTATCATATCGCGGTATTTATTTACGGGTTGACCAGTTAAAGGTTGGAGACGAGATTGCTTCAATCGAGCCAAACCTTCTTTCGACCATTTCTTCTTCCTTCCAGTCAGAGAAACCTTTAGGTGTTCACCGTTCTTTTCGTAAAGACGTAGATTATCCGGAGAGTTATGTAAACGAAGACCATCAATGTGGTCAACGACTTCATTTGGAAGAAGATAACGTCCAAGTTTTTTCTCCATTACAAGACGATGTTCTGCAACATAACCGGTCTTTGGGCGATTTGGATAATCATACGGGGCAAGAACCATTACGTAACCATTCGGAAGGATATGACGACCTCCACGGTAAGACGGGTTATGCTTGCCAATCCTTTTCCCTTTCTGACCGCCTTGTTGATTCTTTTGCAAATTGTAACGGTTCACTAAACGATAAACCGTATTTCGGTGTAGTCCAGATAGATAAGCAATTTCCTGATACGTCCTCTTGCCATCACAATAATCAATTATCCGATTCATATAAAACCTCCAGTGATTTAAGTCTTTCACGTATACTATCAATAGAAAGATTGAATGTCAAGGAAGAATACTGGGACATGCACGTTTTTGGAACAAATAATTATGTGACAGCAGATGGGACGATCCATCACAATTCCGGCAAGTCATCCGCCTGCGTCATGGAGATTATTCGCAAGGGCCATGAGCAGGCGCCATCCTCAGACGGTATTAGAAGAAGCAGATGGGCGGTAGTAAGGAATACTTTTTCGCAACTTAAAGACACTACCATCAAGACCTTCCTCGACTGGTTCCCGGACAAGGTCTTTGGCAACTACCGCATCACCGATCACAGCTACATGATAACAGCATTCCCGGGCGTGCAGATCGAAGTATTATTCCGCGCACTGGATCGTCCCGACCAGGTTTCCAATCTGCTATCCCTCGAACTGACCGGCGCCTGGTTCAACGAGGCCCGCGAGATTCCTAAGGCCATTATCGAGGCCATGGACGGCCGTATCGACCGCTACCCTGCCGTGAAAGATGGCGGCTGCACCTGGACAGGGATCATCATGGACACCAACCCGCCGGATGACGATAGTTATTTATACAAGATGTTCGAAGTGGTCCGCCCGGAAGGCTGGGAAGTCTTCAAGCAACCATCAGGCCTCTCCGCCCAGGCTGAGAACACGAAGCATCTGTCCAAGAACTATTACACCAACCTGGCCCGCGGCAAAGACGAGATGTACGTCCGCGTCTACATCCACGGCCAGTACGGGTTCATGGTCTCCGGCAAACCGGTCTTTACCAATTACAATGATAGTGTCCACTGTGCGAAACGCATCCTGGAGCCGGTCAAGGGCCTTCCTTTGGTCATCGGGCTCGACTTCGGCCTTCAGCCCGCGTGCACCATTGGGCAGGTCACTCCTTTCGGCCAGCTCCGCATCCTCGACGAGTTGGTTTCCGACGGCATGGCTATCAAGCAATTCGCCATCAACCAGATATTGCCCTTACTCCGTACTAAGTACTGGGGATACGATATTGTTGGATACGGCGATCCGGCTGGCAGCGCCCGTTCCCAGACAGACGAGTCCACCTGCTTTGATGTCCTGCATAGTGCTGAAATCGGTCTTCAGAATGTCATATCTGCACCAACTAACAGCATCGTCGCCCGGGTCAGCGCCGTCGACAATTTCCTCTGCAAGATGGTAAACGGCGAGCCAGGCCTTCTGCTATCCCCGAACTGCCGGTACCTCCGCAAGGCCTTCAACGGCGACTACCATTACGCTTTAGAGAAATCCTTCCGCGGCGGCCAACAGGAAGCCAAGGACATGCCGGTCAAGAACTTTTCATCCCACATTATGGACAGTTGCGAATACCTTTGCCTTTACATTGACGAAAAACAGGAGTATGACAAGCAGAAGAAAGCGCTGCTATCCCGGTTGAACCAGCGGGCGCATCATCCCGCATCCCGGATCGGCGGATACTGAAACCGAAACGAAAATTAAGGGGAGAAAGGTACTATGGATAATGGATCAGATCCAGGAGGAGTTTGCGGCATCAAGGCGTGATTCAGAAGCCATGCGGGCATTCGGATACCGCTTGTACAACGAGTTCAGCACGAACAAAGCCTACCGCCGCCCAAAGGAATTGCAGTGGCTGGAAGACTTGCGCGCCTATAAAGGCGTCTACGACCCTGATGTCCGCATTGACCCGGACAATTCCCATGTCTACCCCAAGCTGACCCGCTCCAAGGTCAACATCGTCCTTTCCCGTCTTCATGAAATGCTCTTCCCTGACCAGGATCGCAACTGGGAATTAGCCCCAACCCCCGAACCGGTCATCCAAGCTGCCCTTGTTTTCCAAATCGCCCAGCAGATTACCCAGCCTCCTCCCATCGACGAGGCAACCGGCCAGGTCCAGATAGACCCCCAAACCGGATTCCCGATGCAACCCATTCCGCCGACGCGCGAGCAGCTTAACGAGGCCATTAAAGACTTCGCCAAACAAACCGCTGCCCTGATGCAGTCCGAGATCGACGATCAGCTGACCGAGATGGATTATCCGGAAGTTGCCAAGAAAGTTCTACGAAGCGGACTCCTATACGGCACAGGAATCCTCGCCGGTCCACTGGTTAACAGACGCCAGAAGCGTCGCTGGCAACCAGACGACCAGACCAATACCTATATCGAAAAAATCGAAGACCAGGATGTCCCCTATATGGAATTTACCCGGATTTGGGACTGGTACCCTGACATGACCGTTGCGGAATTCTCCCAGGCACAGGGGTTCTGGCAGCGCAGCATCTTGACCAAGCACGACCTGCGCAAATTAATGAAGCGTCCGGACTTTGACAAAGACATTATCCGTCGATACCTCCAGGAACGCCCGGACGGTGATTACGTCCCCGAGCCTTTCGAAGTAGACCTGCAGGCCCTTGAAGTGGATGCGGCAACCCAGAGTTCATCTGAAGCCGGCGGCACCACCATCTTTTCTTCAGGCACCACAACGACCCAGTCCAGTTATCGCCAGCACGGAAAACGCTACGAAGCCATCCAATACTGGGGATATGTCGACGGATCCGACCTGGCCGCCTGCGGTATCCTTAACCCGGACGGTTCCGAAATAGATGTCGATCTGGAATACGCCGCCAATGTCTGGTTGATTGGCAAAGCCCCCGTAAAAGTCATGCTGTATGACGGAGCATTGACTCATTACAAAGTCTTCTATTACGAAAAAGATGAAACATCCATCTTCGGTGAAGGCCTGGCCCGTGTTATGCGCCACAGCCAGATTGCCATCTCATCAGCGGCTCGAATGATGCTGGACAACGCTGCATGTGTCGCAGGACCGCAGGTGGAAGTGAACTGGCAGTTGATGCACGAAGGCACCGACCTGAATTCCTTCTACCCCCGCAAGATCTGGTACCGTGACGGTCGCGGTATCGAGGCCCAATACCCTGCCGTCCGCGTTTACAACATTGATTCCCACATCGAGGAGCTAGGCAAGATCTCTGACATCTTCATGAACTTTGCCGACCAAGAAACCTGCCTGCCCACCTGGATGATCGGTGACAAGGTCAATAACGAGAACAGTAAGCAGACCTCCGGCCGCCAGGCAGAAATCCTCGTCAGCATCAAGGACGTCGTGAAGAACTTCGATACCTTTACCGAACAGGTCATGCGCGATCTCTACAGCTGGAACATGGAATTCAATCCCCGTGAAGACATCAAGGGAGATTTCCAGTGCAAGCCCCGCGGCGTATCCTCATTAGTGATCAAGGAAATCCGCATGGCAGCCCTCGCCAACCTGAAAAACACCATGCAGCCGGAAGATTGGCCGTACATTCCGCGCCGCGAGTTCCTTGCCGAGACCCTGAAGGCCCACGACATTAAGATCGACCTGCGGACCGAGGAAGAAGCCCAGGAAATCATCGCGAAACAGACCGATCAGCGTGCCCAGGAGCTCGCCTACGCGCAGATGGAAGCCGAAATCGCCTACAAACGCGCCCAGACAGCCGGCCAGCTGACCAAAGCAAAGAAATTCAACGTGGAAGCGGAGAAAAATGCCATTGCACCGCCCGAGACAACTCCAGCAGCCGATCCTCGCCTCCAAGACGCCGAGTTAATGGCCAGATCAATCGACATCGCCGCCAAAAATGAGCAGATGCGCCGCGACGAGGAAGCCCACCAGCAGAAATTGCGCCATTCCGAGGAATCTCATCGTCTCAATCAGACCAAGACAGCCATTCAAACCGCCCACGACGAGGAAATTAAGGAGCGGGACGATTTGCACAACATGAAAATGAAGGAAAAAGAGGTCGAAATCAAGGCAAAACAGCCTAAAGTGCAGAAAACCAGCAAAAAGAAGGCTGGAATTAAATAAGGGGACGAATTACCATGTCATTACAACCAAAAGTAGTCAAGAATGCCGAAAAAGTCGACCTGATCACCCAGTTATATGACTGCCGGGGAGAACGTGCAAGCCATATTCTGTCCACTCTAATCCCTATCATGATCCAGGATCTCCGAGAGTTGAATGACACCGCTTCTATTGACGAAATCCCCCGCAACCAGGGCAGGATCGACGCCCTTAAGGAATTACTATTCTACATCGAAAATGGTATTGGACAGGACTCAGGCACAAGTAAGCCATATTATTGATTGACTTCGGATGGAAGACTGGTATACAATGACAAACAGAAGCGCAATAGCCACAAAAGACAGTATCCATGGCACGTCCGGTGTTCATGCAGTCCGGCAGCCCATGGTTGAAATACCGAAGTCTGAATTAATGGACATTCTAAAGAACCTGGAAGGAGTTAAGCGAAAGCTTCAGAATAGGTTAAACATTCAGGCTTAAAGCTCAGGCAGTAAACGAGATCATAAAGGCCACGTTAAGGGAGTTCAGACAATCCCTGGCGTGGTCTTTTTTTATTCTAACACAGGAGGGAATGAGATGGGTAACGATGTATCCGTAGATAATAAGGGGACGGAACTTGAGGCAATCCAGGAAACACAAGCCGTGCAGGACGGGATATTTTCCGACACGTTCGATGCTGCCGAGAAATTAGGAGACAGCCCCGACAGTACGATGTCGGACGATTCCGGCAAGAAAGCCGACGACGATGCTGCTGCCAAAGCTGCCGAAGCTGAAGCCGCTGCCGCTGCCGCCGCTGCCCAGAAGGAAGACCAGGGAGACGGCCAGGGAGCAGACCAGGGCAAGTCAGACGACAAAGGCAAGGAAGGCAAAGACACCAGGGATGACGAGCAGACCTACGAGCAGAGATGGAAGTCCCTGCAGGGTATTCTGAAATCCAAGGACGAGAAATACGAGTCCGAGAAAACCCAGTTGCTGACTGAACTGGAAGACCTCAAGAAGACAGTTGCCAATCTCTCCAACAGTAATAAAGACAATAAGGATAAGAAAAAGGGTACCGACAAGTCCGATTCACTATTCGACGACCTTACCGAAGACGAGAAGGCCGAATTAAGTGAATACGAAAAGGATTTCGACTCGGTATCTAAAATGGAAGGCCTGAAACGCGAACGTGCCTTAAAGAGACTCGAAGACCGAATTCTCGAGACACTTGAGGCCAAGACAGCCGAAATTCAGGAAAAGATTGCTTCCAGGATTCAGCCGATAGAAGAAAGTTACAAGAAAAGCGATGAAGCAGCCCACTTTGGCACCATTCGTGGCTCTCATCCTGATTTTGAAACGCATCGTGACTCCGGCGCCATCCTTCAATGGATAGAAACCAAGCCGCGCTACCTCCGGGAATCCATGAAAGCAACCTATGAACAGGGTACAGCAGAAGACGTCGTAGACTTGATTTCAGACTTCAAGAAAGAGAACGGGCTTCTGGAAACCAACAAAGATGATCAGTCTCATACAGACAACCTGATCGACATGGACAAAAGGAAGGCTGAAAAAAAGCAGAACCTTACTGCCGTGATTACCAAGCGCGGATCCGTCGACGCAGGCCAGGGCCGGACAGATGATTTCGATTCGGCCTACAATGAGGCACTAAAGAAATAGGAGGTTATTTATTATGGCAATTACAACTTACGGCAATATCTCCCCGAGGACTGCCGCTTTCGTCGTTGTAGAACTTTTGAAACGTGCGATGCCTTATCTTTGCCTGGAGAAATTCGGCCAGTCAAAGGCACTTCCGGGCAACAAAACCCAGTCGATGAAATGGCGCAGATATAATTCCCTTGACCTGGCAACCACTCCGTTAACCGAAGGCGTGACCCCTGCCGGCAAGAAACTGACCGCAACCGACATCACCGGAAATCTGTACCAGTACGGCGACCTGGTGGAAATCACCGATGTTATCGTCGATACCCATGAAGATCCAGTTCTCAGGGAAGCCGTTGCAGTCTGCTCCGAGCAGGCAGCCAAGACGGTCGAGACACTGCGCTACAACGTCCTGAAGGCATGCTCCAATAAGTTCTATGCTAATTCAGTGGCAGCCAGGACAGACGTTGTTGCTGTTGTTTCCCGCACAGATCAGCGCAAGGTCGTTCGCGCTCTGGAACGCCAGGAAGCTCAGTTTATCACCCAGATCGTGAAATCGACCCCGTCGTTCAATACGGAATCCATCCTGCCGGCATTCATCGGCGTGACCCACGTCGACCTGACATCTGACATCCGCAGCCTAACCGGGTTCACTTCCGTTGCAGACTACGGGCAGGTTTCCAAGTTTGAGACGGAAATCGGTGCCTGCGAAGATGTCCGCTACGTCAAGTCAACCATTTTTAAGGCCTATGCTGATGCGGGATCAACCGTAACCACCGGGAAGATCACCACTGCCGGGACCCGTTGCGATGTCTACCCAATCATGTACTTCGGCAAGGACGCATACGGTATCGTCGCACTGAAGGGCAAATTCGCCATCACCCCGATTGTCATCAACCCGGTTCCCAGTAAATCCGATCCG